ACTCTTCCTAACTTTAATTTTTCTCATAACTTGTCCACATAATCTTTAAAATCATCAACACTGTCAAATTCCGCTACAATAGGATTACTTGCCTTCACCTTAAAAGGGATAGCTTCTTCACTCACAACCGCTTTTGCAAAAATATTAAAAGCAGTAGACATACTCATTCCCATGGAATCACATACTCTGGAAAAATCATTTTTTAAATTTTCATCAAGTCTAATATTCAAATTTACATTTGCCATGATAGCACCTCTTTATAAGTTATATAGTATCATTTTACACGCAATTGTCAATAAAATCACTTGGATATTTATATAAAAATAAATAATAAAATTTAAAATCTGAAATTATTATCAGTGGGTATTCACCAAAAAACGTGTGGGGACTTTGTGTGGGAAATTAGCTTAAAATATGGTTAAATATGGTTAATTGTCAAGGCAAATAAAAAAACCATCCCCTAAGGAATGGCTAAGTCTAGACAATTTATTTAATTTATCTAAAAATATTTGGTGGAGGCGGTGGGAGTCGAACCCGATATACTAATATTACTAAACCGCTTAAAACAGCTATTTAATACAACCTTATAATTGAATAAGTGGGGACTATAAGTGGGGAAGCTACATTACATAATTTTAAAGAAAACTTAAAAAAGAACTTGTATTCTTTTAGGCCATTTGTTGTTATTTAAGTGTAGATAATCTACAAAAGATTACCTACCTTTTTTATTCTTATAAGGACAGTAACAACTGTCCATATTTTTTTGCAATTATTAAAACCCTGCATCAAGCAGGGCTTATTTTTATTATGCTTTATAATTAGGATTTTCATTTTTAAAGATCTCTACTAACTCTTCTACCTCTTCCAAAGTCTTTGCATACTTCCTTGCAAAAGTTCTTGCATTACCCTTATTTCGACTATATCTCTTCGCCTCTGGGTTATTCTGTTCCCACTTCCTTGTTGCTCGTCTTTGTGCTTCTGATGTTTTTAATTCTTTCAAATTATCATCTCCCTACTAGTAAAATTAAACCAATTATAACAATTCCCAGTTCTAACAATCTAAATACTAATTTACCTATATTTTTTAACATTTGATTTTATGAATGTTTTAAGATAAAATTTTATAGAGAAGAGAGGTTTCACTCTCTATCTCTATTGCCTTAGAATCATTTTGATTACTGCAATCAATGTGCCGATTTCTAAGACTAGCTGTGTGATTTGCTGAACTATTTCACGCAGCTTTTTTATTTTATCTTCTAAATCATTCATTCCCTCACCTCGCTTTCTGATTATATTATACTACGGGTATTATATAAAAGCAACATTTTTTTAATTTTTCCCAAAAAATTTACATAAAAAAATAGCCTAAGGATCTACTCCCTAGGCTATAAATGTATATGATCTAAATAATTTAATTCTAAAAAATTTTTAATCTTCCTTATAATCTTCCGTATTAATTACATTTGTAATATCTGTAGGCTTACTATCTGCTATACCTTCGCTTAACATATATATACATAAGCCACCAATAGCAGATACTAAAGCAACTACTCTTTCTGTTGTCTCAGGCTCTGCATTTGTAAAAGCAATTAAAGCAATTACTACTGCACTGACACAAGCCCAAAATTTACGACTACCCAATTTCCTAATTAAATTTTCTTTTTTCATAAGTATCTCCTTTACTTTTTCATAGCCCTTAAAATCATTGATACAACTTCTTCTCTTTTTGCCAGTCTTTTTGGAGCGGTACCATCAGTAATTCCAAGCTCTATAGCTTTATCCCAGTCATCTTTCGCCCATGATGAGGGTTCGATTTCCTTTTCTTGATTTTCGTACATCTCAAATCTTTTTCCTATATCTTCCATAGTCTTATCTCCTGCTTTTTCAAACTTATATTTTTTAGTAGGATTTTCTTTTACTAAATCCTCTCTCTTTTTAAGTTCAGCTTCTAAACTTTCAATTTTACTATCCTTTGTTAGATCCATCTTATATTCAATTGGAACTAAAATATCTTTTTTAAATTGCCACCATGCCGCCCAATTATTAGCTTTCATGTGGTCTGGACATGACTTTCCAGATGCATCCCTATGTCTTACAACATTTTCTGCAGGAATATTAAGTTTAACCATTAAATTTTTAACAAGTTCTAGCGTATTTTTATATACCTTTTTATAATCTGCATCTGGATTCATGCACATTTCAATCCCTATGGAGTTTCGATTTAAAACATCACTTCTAGTAGCATATCTTCTGCTGTGCCTATCTCCACAGTGCCAAGCAGAATAAGAATCGCCTATAATTTGCACAATATTTCCATCATCTACAAAATAATGGGCACTCGCATTCCTATTCCCACCACCAAAATATTTTTGATGCATAAGTGCATTTGCCCCTCTACTGTGATTTCCAGTATCGTGTACCACTAAAAATAAAATTTTGGATCCATGCCTACTAGAATAATTAAATTTAATTGGTCTAAATAAAAAATTTATCATTTTACATACCTCTCAAAGAATCTAATATCTTATCGCACTTTTCATCATGTTTCTCTAACTTCCTGTTAATATCTCTGTTAAAGTAATCTAGCTTTCCAACGGTGTCTGCTACAATCTTATTAGTTGTTGATAGCTCTTTAACTGCTTCAGAAAGATTTTCCATTGCATTCTGAAAATTTGTGTCGTTCATCTGCAAGTTTCTTAATTCTTTTATTATTTCAGTCATTTCTCTTGTTCTTCGTTTATCATTTTGTACTATCGTATAAACAAAAACTCCAAGAAAGACCACGATAATAGCACCTGCAACTCCTAAAGATGTGTAAAGTTCTTCTATAGTCTTGTATTCCATTTGTCACTCCCTTTGCTGTAGGTTATAATACTGTGCCTTTAAATTGACACCAATCGCTCCAAGTAAATATTTCGTCCGAAGTAACAACACGATAAAATATTGAGTCTGCGTATTTTTCGTCTAGGGGATAAAATTTCTGAATTCCATAATTTCCACTTTCGCGAACTATTGATTGCAGGAATCCAGATATCAACATGTCGGATTTAATAGGTGCATCTTTAACAAATATCCACTCATATGGACTATAATCCATAAGACCACTCGCATCCATACCACTAAGGCCAAGGTCTTTTACTGTTTTCATATTTGAACCATCATTTTTAGTAAATTCTTTTGATATGTCTCCAACAACTGCCTTGTTTGCAATATCTTTTTTCTGTTCATCAGTAAGTTTGTCAAAAGTGAAAGGGTCTCCCTTATCTCCTTTAGGACCTTGTGGACCCTTTGGTCCTGTTGGTCCTTGTGGTCCAGTCGCACCTTTAGGTCCTCTATCTCCTTTGTCTCCCTTAAAGCCCTGAGGTCCTATGTCTCCCTTATCTCCTTTAGGACCTTGTGGACCCTTTGGTCCTGTTGGTCCTTGTGGTCCAATATCGCCCTTAGGTCCTTTAATCCTACCAACATTGACAAAGACACTACCTTTTGCAATATATAGGTCGCCTTGCACCATATAACCTTCCCCATCTTTAGGACTTTTAGGTAAAGAGTCTTCGCTATCAACAGTTCCACTTATTGTCAAACTTGTACCAGTATCGCCCTTTTCTCCCCTATCTCCCTTAGGTCCTTGTGGTCCTCGGTTCATATAGGGCAATTCCTTATAGACAGTCTTACCATCTCCCATCTTCATAAGTTGGGTATCAGATTCTAAAGCAATTTCGCCTTCATATAAAATTAAGTCAGAGTTAATTAACTCTGACTTAGTACCTTCTTGAAATGTAAATCTACCAATTTTTACTATTTTCATACTTACTCACCTTTTGTTAGTTCATCAATTACTGCTTGGACTGCTTCCTTAAGACCAAAAAATGTTGGCACTTGGTCCATAGTATAAACACCAGTCATTACAAGGCTTACCCATACTTTAGTTAGTCCACTATTTTTAGTAAATTTAAGCATTATTTATCTCCTTTCTCAATAATTTCTGTTACAACTTCTTTTAAGTTATAAAGGTTTGGAACTTCCTCTAACTTACGATATCCATTCTTGATTAGATTAACCCATACCCTTACAAGTCCACTGTCTTTTGTAAATTTCATTAGTTAGTACCTCCCATTCCTGCACCAATTAGCATTGTTAATTCGGCCATTGCTTGGGAAAAATCCTTTGATATTTCCCCAAGTGCTAAAGAAAGGTCTCCTACTGATTGTTCAGTGAGACCCTTGTTAGCTTCTTGCACCTTTAAAACATAAGCTAATTGCTCTTTTGTGCTTCCACTTGATTCAAGTTGTCTTTCCTCTTGGATTTCCTTAACGCTTCTAGGATTGTAAATTACCATTATTCAAAAGCACCTCCTGCAGTTGCTATATAGGATATTGCAGTAGCATTATTTTTATTAATTGTCATCTTAACTGCAATTCCCCACTTAGTAGCCTTTTTAGTTTGATTTGTAAAGTTGTATGTTTTACCTACCTTTACTGTGCTTGTGGCATCTTCCCAAGTTGGATTAGCATCAAAACCATTGTTACAAATTTCAATTTTTCCTTCTGCACCAACTGCTATCTTCCATACAGGATTAAAATAAAACTTTTTAGCAGCTGCATCAGTTTCTATTGGTTTAGCACTCATAACAACAAGTCTTTTTGGATTTCGTGTGAAATTAATTAGCCTTACCACCTTAGGACTTTTCTTATCAGTTGCCATAATCTTCAAGGTATGTTTGCCTGGTTTAAGTTTTAAGAAGTCTAAGTCTTTAATTTCAACCTTATAAGTTTTGCCTGCTACTACTTTTACTTCTTTTTGTAGGTGTGTCTCATCAATAATTACATCAACAAAAATATCATCATCTTCTGTGTCAGTAACTGAGTAAGAATAGGATAAAACTTTATCTACTACTCCCAAATCTCTATCATTACCAGAAATAATTGGTGGCAAATTAGTCTTTTTGAAAGTGTATCTTCTGTAAGACACACCCCCCTTAGTGTCAGTAGCTTCAATTTCAATAGTATTAGTTTTACCTATCTCAAATGCAAGTATTTGTTCTTGAGTAATATTAAGATATAAGTCAGTCTTTTTACTAGCATTGTTAAGGTTTCTAATAATTTTACCGTTTACTTTTTCTACAACATTTACAACATCGTTATCAGCATCAGATACTTGATAAGTTATACTAAATGCAGTGTTTTTTTCTCCTAAGTATTTATCACTACCACTTATCATTGGAGCGTTATTTATCTTAGTCCACCTGTAAGTCCTTGTTGCAGTTGCACCTTGGGAGTCAGTAGCCTTAATTTTTATAGCATGATCTCCAAGGTCATAGGTGTCTACATTAATATCAAGATAATTTTTAACACCTAGCTTGATTGAGTTTATGATTTTAGGAGTCCTTTTATCCTCTTGAATTTCAACCTTTACAGTGTCATTTTGGTCACTGTCAGTTACCATATAATCAATTTTAAAATTAGATGATTTATTACCTATAAATCCATCAGAACCAGATATAATTGGTGCTTTATTTGCCAAACCTAAAAACTCATAATAGTAATTATCGTCTTCATTAACAACTCCATCTGGATAAGCATTTCTATTACTTGAAACTACTTCTCCAATCTTCTTTCCTTTTTTTGGAGAGAATATAAAAAACCTTCCGTTTACTTTATAGGCGTATCGTCCAGAATATGGTGTCTTAACTTTATCGAGAACTTCTACGTTAATGCTTACACAATTTATATTAGGTCCATCATCAATTCCGCCACCTTGTGTGTCAAAATTCCAAGATTCATATATATTTTAGTTCCGAGATAATCTTTTACTCCATTTTTAACATCAACATTTCCAGTTGTAAGCTTCCCGATGCTTTCGTCATCTATCCCAAACCTATTACTTGCTGTACTTTGGAAAATATAAAATATACCCTGCTCTACTGTAGTTCTTTGATAACGGTCTTCAGTCCATGTGAATCTTCCCCACTTATACATTGTCATTAAATAACACCCCTTCCGTTAGCTTCGTCATACCAACCTTCGACAACTACAAGACCATTTTCTGGGTCTTCAGCAGATAAAACAAAGGTATTGAAAGGCATGTTGTTTTGATTTTGACCTAATAGAGTACTTACTAAAACACTAAGTTTTCTAAGTTCAGATTCCATCTCAAAGATTTTTAAAAAGACCTTGAAGATGGCAAAGTCCATATTGCCTAGGTTCTTTTCATTTATAGGTTTGCCCTTTTGAAAAATCTCCCCGTCATCTCTTTCGTGTCTTACAGACTTGCTTCCGTCAGGAAATTCAGCAACCACAGTTTCTTTTTTGACATCTGCAGTTTGTGCAATATGGTCAAGCCAATCAACTGGAGTGTAAGAAAAATCACTTAGGATTTCCTTTTTTTCCTCGTCATTTAAATCCCTTTTTGCAAGGATTTCATTGTATTTATGATATTTTCTTAAATCTATCATTCAGTTCCCCCTGTGGTCTTAAAAATATCAATAGGCTTTTCAATTTCTTCTTCCAAGACGTTAATATAAAAAGAAGATACAACCGAGTAAGTGTCATTCTTTTCAATGTTTGTATCCTTGGAAATTATCACTTCGCCCTTAGCATTTTTAAGATTAATATTTGTTATTAAGCCATCAACATCAGCAGTATTTGTGTAAATTTTAAGTAAGTTGCCATCAATTTCAGACTTCATAATTGGAATATCGTGTGGCTTATTCTCAATTATTGCCTCAGCACTAGCAACTTGACTTTCAACAAATTCTGCAACCTGTCTAATTAATAATTTACTTAGCAATTCCTATCACTCCTTATCTTTAAATTCGTATATATCCTTGCTTGTAAAGTCTTGGATAAAAATAGTCTCGTCAACTAAATTTTCATATTCAATCCCAGTAGGCACATCATCACTAGGCAAAGTGTAATAATTCTTAGAATTATAGTTTTCAGTCCTAACCCTAAGATTAAATACCTTATTATCTGCCTTAATTTCCCAAGGAATATCCCCACATTTTTCTTCTCCACATAAATATTGAGGATTCACATGATCGCCATATTGAGTTTTAAGAATTAAATTGCTTGCAATAATAAAATCCAAATAAATCCTTACACCTGCGGCCTTTATCCTATGAACTATTTCATAAGGAAATTTGTCAAACTTAGGAGATAATTTAATCACTATAGCTGCAGGCTCGTTGAAATACCTTTCATAGGGCCAAGCCTCAGTAATATTGATGAAAATATCCTTAGTGAGTATTGATAAGACCTTGTTAATAGTTGGAGCATCTCCAATAGATAAATTGGCAATTATCCTAGTCTTAATTAAGAGCCTATAGAAATCATCATCTTCACCATTCCTAAATTGACCAACATTAGCACCCAATAAATCTAAGGACTTCCCATAAGCCTTGTCTATATTCCTACTGTCTCTTACACTTTCAAGACCTGTGTAAATATCATCAAAACCATCATGATATAAGACATAGTAGATCTTTTCATTATTAGGTTTTCTGAACCTCTCAGGAAGTCGATTAAAGGCCCTCTTATACAACTTATTCATAAGAAATCACTATCCTATCAGGTCTTGTCCTTGCAATATGGTTCTTTTTAATCTCAATAGTTTGTTCCTTATAGTTGCTATTTGTAGTACTTAGTTCAACTGTGACATCAGCAACTCCACCCATGCACATAATAGATCCAATAACCTTAGATAAAATTACATTCTTACCAAGTTTAAGCCCGTTATATTCAATATTGTCCTTGTCAATTCCACCTATATAGTTGATGACTGCCCTTTTAACGGCATCATCTCCCTTGTAGTTCTCATCTTTTTTAAGACTTATCTTCACATAAATATCAGTGACCTTTGCCCTAGTAAAGCCAATTTTATGTTTCTTGCCCTTGCTATCTTCCTTATAGACATAAGTATCTCCAAAGGCTTCAATCCCTGCTGCCTTATTCTGGAAGATAGTATCTCTTATTTCCTCGTCACTTCCACCAAAGACATAACAAGCAATAGACTTAGGGGGTATGCCATCAACAGTTGTCATTGTAGTATTTTCTACAACCTCAGCATCAACAACAGAATCAATATCTAAAAGAGCAGCAGTAATTGCAGGCACAGTAGACCCACCAACACGAGAGTAAGATTTCTTGTATCTTTCCCTAAATTCCTTATCAGTTTCAATATCAAGTCCACCTTCAGTGTCCTCTTTATTGATAACCTCACTTATACCAAAGGCAGGATTGACAATTTCAGTTAAACTCTCTGATCCAACGTTATTCTTTTTACCTGCTGCAACTGAAATTATAGGGATATCTACACTCCCATTTTTAATTACTCCATCTTCAGTAGTTTCAAAGATTACACCATCCTTAGTGGCAACCCTAAAACCCTTGGGAACTAAGGTATCATTTGAACCCTTAACAGTTATGATCCCTTTAGATTTAACTGCAGGTCTTCTTGTAATAGTCAAATACTGACCAACACTATCAAGACCAGTGCCTTCTGAAGAATTGACAAAAGAAGAAAAGTAAACCTCTTCCATTCGTTCCCAGATTTCAGCTTCATCCCAAGAGATATTTCTTATAAATTTGCCCAAAAAAGAAGTCTCTGAAGTATCAACATTGACCCCAAAGACCCTCTTTGCCCTAGTTATTCTTTCAGCTAGTGCTTCACTATATAATTTTCTTCTAAATCCATATTTAGTAACACCATATATTCCCTTGCTACTTGTAAATATGTTATTATCCAACATTTACCACCTCCTGAAGAAATATATTATTCTCATCTTTATCAATAATAGTAATATTAATATCAACAATCCTTAAGGCGGCATCTCTTTTAACTGTCACATTCCTAACTTCCTTTATCCTGTCATCTTGCAGGCAACATTCCCTTATAGAAAGTTCAATTTCCTTGTCAGTAACACCCTTGCCACTTATAGCAGGATAATCAAGACCTAGGCCAATATTTAAAAACCATTCACCCTGATTTACAGAAAGCCTATTTTCAATATTTTGCCTAAGTTCCTCTTGACCATTAACCATTATAAGGTCCTTATCAAGGATAATGTCGCCATTTATCATCTTAAACGTATTCTTATACATTAGTAACACCTACACAATACTTGCACCATCAGAAGTTGGATCTCCCTTAACTGCAATTTCTCTGCCCCTATAAATTGCCATGCCTTTTAATTCTATTTCTGGAGCTTCAATTTCAATTTTCCCATCTTTTTTTAAGATTATCTTTGAAGAATTATCAATATTTTGCATAATAAAGGCATCTGTATCATCAACATCAAGCTTTTCCTTAAGAAGAGTTATTCCACCTAGACAAATACAATCAGAAACATCATGATCTCTTTCTGTCTCAATAGAATCTTCTCCCAAGAGGATATTGTCAGTGTCATTATCAACAAACAACAAAATAACATTATCATCAGGCTTGAGAGGATAATAAAGAAGGAAGTCACTTGTCCTTACAGTAGCTACAGGCACGTTAATAATCATGGCATTGTCTTCTGAAGGTAAAGGCATTACATCAACTTTCATAACTTCTGGATAAAATTTTACAACCTTGCCAAGCTTAGCAACATTAACTCCCTTGCTAATACCACTGGCAAAGTCCTTTAAAAACTTATTTGCATTTTCCATTAAGCTTCCTCCACAACAAGTTCAGTGTTAAAGTCCTTGGTATGCTTGCCACTTACAACCCTAAATTGACCATTACAGGTCTTAGATTCAATCTTTATAATGCTATCAGTTTCAATCTTTGCATTTAAAAGGCAGATGACCTTCCAAGTCTTCTTTTCTTCCTTGTTCTTCTTCTTTTTCTTTTCAGAATTTCTTAAGTCAGTCTTATCTCCAGAATCATCCTTATTAAGAGTGGGATTTCCAACAAGACCAGTTTCAGAATTTAAAAGAAATCCAATGTCATTCCCCTTCTTCTCATCCCTAATAGTAATTCTTTTTTTATTGATGTACATCTTAGACTTAGTATCCTTAACAAGTCTTTTAAGACTATCAGAGCAATAACCCTTAATAGTCTTTCCAAGCTTGTAAGTTATATCTTCCTTAGGATTTATCTCAACAACCTCATAGCCAAGGACACCACAAAGGTCTTGCATTATTAGACTTGCCTTAGTTCCTTCAGCATAGGTCTTATTAAGCTTTGCCTTTCTCCATTCCTTGCCACCATCAGAAACCTTTATCTTTGTAACCTTATCAAGCCCTTCCCAGTCAGTAGTCACATCTTCAATATCTCCAGAAACGACACAGGCCTTATTTCCCATTTCCCTATATCCTGCATTAACTATGCAATAACCTTGCTTCTTAATCTCGTTAATAGAGTCCTCAGAAAGATTATAAATAGTAACCTCAGAAACATCAGGCTCTTCCTTGTCATTAAAGGGAATATCAAAGTCAATTTCTAGAGCATTTTCCCCAAGTGATTGAAACTTCTTGCCGCCTGCTAATACATCAATATCTCTAATCCAATACATATAAAAACACATCCTCATTCATATTTTCATAGAAAATCCTTATTGCATTTTCAGTGGTATCAAAGGGAACAATTTCCATCTTTGGTATATCAAGATGCTTGCAGTTTTCAAAGAGTGATACACCCAAAACAATTTTTTCTCCATAGAGAATTAACTCATGATTTTTATAGAGGTTTAAAGTAAAGAAATCTCCAAAGCTATTGTAAAGGACTTCAAATTGAAAGGTCTCGTTAGCAAGCACAATCTCAAAGCTATAAGGTATCTTGTTTTTCTCAATATCAATATACTTCATTTTTTCTTAACCTGCTTTCTACCTTCATTTGTCTTGCCCTTAACCTTTGATGCAGTCTTCTTATCCTGCTTATTAGTTTCAGGATTTTTAACAGTAACTTTAAAGGTCTCAGGTTTTGCAATCTTTACATGAGTAAGAGTTATGTCATAGTCAAAACCTTCTGCATTTTCCACAGGATGCTTAGTATTTAAACTTGTAATAACTACATCAGAAAGAGCATTTCTCCCAACATAAGTTAGGAGTTCTGCATCTTTTTGATATTGCTTTAAAAGTTTAAGTTTTGCAGGAGCATCATCAACCATAGATCCAGAAAGCTTTGCCACAAAAGGCTTAGCCTTCATATGGTCGGCAATATCTTCTCCCTTTTCTACAGGCTTATTAGTAACATCAGCAGTAAAATCAACAGATTCAGAAACTACTGCATCCATAATTATGTCTCCTAGTTTAATTTTTGTTTTTTTACTCATGACATCACGCCCTTTGAAGTCTTAAATCTCTAAAGATATTTTCTACTTCTGTCCTAACATTTCTTGCAATATCCATAGGACTGTCCTTAGGACCACCATAAACATTAATATTAATATTCGGAGCATTACTAACAGTATTATTAGATATATTAGGTGGCATGTTATTTACATAATTATTAGCTACATTGGTTTGAGTCTTGTTTACATTATTGTTGTAAACATTGTTAGGCACATTGTTTCTATCTCCGCCTAGATCTCTATAAGCATTGGCAGCAGATTTAGTAAGGATAATTTCCCCTTCGTGTAAGTTAGCCAAGTAGTTGTCATAAGGTACATAATCAAGACCACTAGCATGAGAAGGAACCTTTGCCTTTGCTCCACCACCACTCATTATGTTGCCAAGAGCAGTTGCTCCCTTTTGCACAATGGAAACAACACCTTTTATTGGATTCTTAAAGAACTCCTTGACCTCATTCCACTTTTGCTTCATGGAGTTTAAAGCACCTAGAGCCTTACTTGCCATAGAAGTAAATCCGCTTCCTGTTACCTTTAAAGTGGCTAATAAGTAACCTTTGATTCCACCACCCAAGGCTGCAGCTTCACTCTTAATTGTTTGCCAATTAGAAATCAAGAAAGCACCAAAGCCAACAACGGCCATCATAGCCCAACCAACTGGACCTAAAGCACCTAATATTCCACCAATAGCACCAACAACAGAACCACCGACAGAAACAATTCCACCAAGGCCACCAATTAAAGACCCTACAAATCCTATTAAAGTTCCACTAACAGAAATAACTCCACCGATAACAGATACTATAGTTCCAAAGATACTAATGACAGGCCCTGCAGCAACTAACAACAATCCCCATTGAGCAATAGAGGATTGAGTATCTTTGTCTAAGTTGCTAAACATACCTGCCAGTTTTCCAATTCCTTCAGCTGCTTGGATGACAAAAGGAGAAATAGCCCCACCTACATCAATAAGTGAGTTTGTCATTTGTGTTTTAGCACGATTCCATTTTTCCGCAGGTCCTAACATTTTTTCATAGTTAGCATCAACAGATCCATTAGAATTCTGCATTTCTTTTAATACTTTTGAGTAACCTTCAACTCCATCTTTAAGCAAAGTTAAGGCTGCTTGACCTGCTGACTCTTGCCCAAACATATCCTTTAGTTTATAACCAGTTGCCTTGGCATTTTCATCTAAGATACCCAAGACTTCTCCAAGGTTAGTTCCTGACCTTGTTAATTCATCAAAGGACTTACCAGTCTTAGACCTTAAGACTTTGTCAGCCGTTGAACCAGTCTTTGAAAGTTCAGAAATCATTGCATTTAGGTTAGTAGTTGCAATTCTTGAATTTTGACCCTTGGCAGTTAAGATTGAATAAGATGCTCCTAATTGGTCTAGGTTAACACCTGCGGCAGCTGCCATAGGAATTACCCTACCAATATTCTTACCTAACTCATCTACAGTAATCTTACCTTTATCCTGTGTCTTAACAAAAATATCATGTATCTTAGACACTTCAAAGGCTTGGTCTCCATAAGCATTAAGAGCAGTAGTTGTCGCATCTATAACAGTTCCCATGTCAGTAAATCCTGCCTTAGTTAGCTTAGTAGCCGACTTGGTAAACTCTACAACCTTGGAAGTATCAACACCAGAAGAAAGAGCATCATACATTGCCCCTGCAACTTCAGTTTGAGCAATTCCTGCACTATCTGATATAGATCTAACTTCTTTTCTAATTTGGGTAACTGGTAATATTTCCTTATCAGCAAGAGTGGAAACTTGTCTTATGCCCTTGTCTAGTTCCATGAACTTTTTGAAGCCAACTCCACCCATTACTGTAAGAGGAGCGGTAAGCTTAGTTAAGGACTTCCCAAAGGAAGTAATTTCTTTTCCCTTTTCAGAAACTTGCTTTCCAAAGTCCTTTATTTTTCCACCAGTGCTTTGGAGAGTAGAGCCTGTAGTTTTAAGCATACCCTCTAATCCAGTAAATTTAGATTTTGCACCATCCATGGACTTATTGACTTCTTTAATATCCTCAGCTGCCTTATTAGCACCAGTGGTATCAATCTTAAAGATCAACTCTCTAGCATCAGCCATTTATTCTTTCCACCTCTCTTTCCTCTTCTTTTTGATATAAAGAAAAGGCATAACTTAACCTATACAGTTCATCAGCATTTAAAGTCATAGCCTCAGTATAGGTAAGTATGCCATTTCTAATTAATAATAAACTTGGTCTCCAAAACTCTTCATATTCTTGGTTAATTTCCTTTTTTAAGGACTTTACTTCCCCAAATATACAAAGTTTATACACTCCTGTACTAAATCTTGTAGCTCAGCAATGGAATCAAAATCTTCCATTTTTTTCTTAGGAGAAATAACAAAGTGTTCAAGGCATAGGTCAATCATCTTTTCATCATTAACTACGCCGCCCTCTTGCCATTGTTGTCTTAATCTTATTGCTTCTCTTGTAGGGATCTTTTGAATTAAATATTCTGTTCCCCTAACTTCAATTTTTTTGTTCTCAAACTTATTAGACATTATTTACTCCTTTTATTTAAAGTATGGTATAAAGATTTCAAATTCTACCCCTTCAGCTTCCTTTTGTTTAGAAAGATTAGGAGTTTTCATAATTCTGCAGTTAGAAGATGCAATGTTTACACCATTATCATTCATATCTACCATAGAGAAATCAAACTCTTCATTGTTTTTTGCCAAAGCCCTAATTGATGGTATACATGGAGAAGTAGACATTAAAGATATCTTTGCCTTTGCAGTCTTATCATGGTTAATAGTGTAGTTAACTATCCCATCTACACCAACCTTAGGTATAATATCATCTTCATTTTGTTCAATTTCCACCTTGCCATCATCAGAATAGCCAGTTAAACAAATACCTGCTACAGTGACAACAACTTTTTCTGGATCATACACAAAAGTCCTATTTGCCATTATCTACTTACCTCCTTGTTTACAATGTCATAAGTTAAAATTCCTGAAATTTGACCAGTATGGATAGCACCTTGTAACATAGCAGTCCAAACAATGTAGTTATATTTTCTAAGTGCAACTTCATTAGAATCAACTTCTTCTCTTCGCCTGTAGTCAACCCTATATTGACCTTCTTCAATAATTCCCATGTCTACCGCTTCAGAAAGTACAAGTTCAGCAACGCCAACAAGCATGCCAATTCCTAGGTTAGTATATGGAATCTTATCTTCAACCATTGCAAGTCTTTGCATTCTTTCTTCCATTCTGAACCTAATCCAGTATTCTCCAAGAACAACATCAATATATTCTCCAGAAAGCATCTTGCCTTCAGTAGTTTGAAGGACACCAAGCTTTTCAACATAAGAGAATATCTTGTTTTCATGAAGTTTATTAAGTTCAGTAAGAGTAATCTTTGCCTTTTTAACACCTTGAATAGTCTTAAACTTAGCAGTCTTACCACCAATCTTATAAGACATGATAACTGCTAGACCTTCAGCAGCGTAAGAATCAACATCATCATGATACATAACAAAGGTATTATCAAAGACTTCTTCATAAAGCTTTTCAGCATCTTCCATAGAGTTTACAGTAACTGCATAAACCTTATTATTAACTTGACATAGGTTTGATATTCCTTTGATAGTTTCAACAGAATTGTCAGTACAAGTCACAAAGAAGAAGTCATTATTTTCTTCTAGGATCTTTTTAAAACCTTCAACTGCGTCTCCTTGTTTACCAACAATAACTACTTGTTGTGGCTGTGGCTTCTGCATAAATAACCTACTAGCTATCTTGTACACCTTGGAATCTGTATCTAAAGTTTTTACATCTTCGCCAGTGATATATCTATAATCATATTCTTTTTCAGTGTCTAGAATAAGGATAGTTCCAAATCCTCTTTCAGATACACCTACAGTTTTCCTTTGAATGTTTACAGGAAAATCTAATATCATAAATCTACACCTTTCCCTTTCTTAAAACTATATTCTTCAATAGTTTCAATCCTATTTTCAATTTCATGTAGTATTCTAAACTCAACATCAAAGCCATACCTGTACTCATAAGCTTCCCCAATAAATACAGTCCTATCAGTGATGTTTCCTACATTTACAACAACTACATTATTTTCTCTGAAATAATACTTGCTTCTATGCCTGAAATACTCCCAAGCCTTTAAACATGCTTCAAAACTACCATCTACATCCTTATCATAGGAGTTAAAACTAACCACGGTCTTAGGCTGTAACTCTAGCTTTTCAATGTAATCATACTTAAACTTCGGATTAAGTGATTTATCAAAGCCACGACTTAAAACCCCACCTTCCCCTATATTCATAATCGGAGTGATAAATTTAAAGGAATAAAAAGGATACTTAGGTTTCTTATTGTTGTTATCTGTATCAACTACAAGAAGCCCAGTATCCTCATGAATTCCCTTAACTATTAAATTCTTCAGGTATTTTATCAAAGTCATCTCTATCAACTCTTTCTAAAATGTAAATGTGTAAGTCCTTATCATAGTCAGAATAATCTTTTTCAGCTAAAATCTTGTATCTTCTAATGGACTCATCAAGCATTACATTTGTAATTTCAGTTCCCTTATCAAGCCTCAAATAACAATAGAGCTTCCTATTGTCATCAGAATAGCTTCCCCCTTCATCAAATTTAAGGTCATCTTTATTTAATGGCACTATAGCTGCAGGATCTAACTTAATACTTAAAATTGACCCCTCAACATATTTGCCACCATCATCAACATCATAATGACCCTCTTCTTCGATTGAGGCAAAGACCATTCCCTTTGAGTACTTATTTACTAAGCCTTTAAAATCAAACATCACTTGCTCCTAATCTCGTAAGAAATACTATTAGAAAGCTTGCCAGTATCAACTAATGGATTAGCCTTTCCGCCCTTATTAGCAATAGTAAAGGGAGTGTTAGGAGGACTTGTAACATTATTTATAAGGAAGGACTGTATCATTTGAGCCGCCCCTTGACCAAGAGTTTCCCAAAAAGACTTAACAGAAAGATTTCCTGCTACAACATCATAGAGCAAATCCCCATATTTCATAAGCTTGTCTTTGTTGCTATCATAGCCAGACCTTAAAAAGGACCTTTCAGGAATCCTTATTTCCTTAGTCACTAGAGGAATCCCCCAGTTATATAAAAAGAATCCCCTCATCTTGTCAGTAACCTTAATATTGCAACCATACTCTTGTACATTTGCAATCATTAAGATTTCTCCACCTGCCTTGCCAGTAACACCAACTACAATATAATACTTGTCAATCTCCTCTAGCTTTTTTAGTATTTCAGGAACTCTGCTATTATCTATGACCGCCATTATATTTCTTTTTGCCTTTCTTAGATAATAAAAATACTCTCCTATAAGGCTCTAACCAAGCCAAAATATAAGCAGGAATACTGCCTGCCCCACTGCCTTGAGTTCCACCAGTAGCATAAGTTATAGACATATCCGATAACTTTTCACTGGCAACATTGAACTTGCTAGGGTCAGTCTTAACTAACTCATTAAGAGCAAGCTCTACCCCTGCAGGAATCTTATCTTCAAAATAAACATTACAATAATCTTCTACCTGCTCTAAATATAGCTTTCTAAGTAATTCTTTCTTCGCTTCTTCTTCCTTTATTGCCTCAGCAACAGAATTATTTAGATCCATCAAGAATTTCCTTTAACTCATTTTTAGTAGCAGATTTATTGTATTCAATGTTCTTTTCTTTAAGCAGTTTCTTTATTTCTTCTTTAGTTAGGTCCTTTTGAATTTCTTCTTCAGCCTTTTCAATAAAGCTACCCTTAGAGAGGATCTCTTCGTACCTCTCTAAAGTAACATCAAAAGTTTCTCCTATATCTCTCATTGTATCTTCTTTAAGGTCAAAGAAGGGATAAATACATTTAACTAGCATTGCTTTCCCCCTTGTTTAATTAAGCTGTTGCGACTAATTTTGCCTTTACAATAGCCTTTTTATTCTTTTCTGGGATATATTTTCCGTACTTAGCAGCAGATTGAATTGCTACACCTGCGAAGTCTTCAGAATCAAGCACTCTATAAACTTCAACACCTACACCTGCAACACCGATATTGTCAGCTGCGAAGATGATGTTTTCTCCACCTGTAAAGTATTCATCAGCTAATACCTCAACGATAAAGCCCTTGAATTTTAGGTACTCGTTGTTGTCAATATTTACTGTTGCACCCTTGCCTGTAGTAACTAACTTGTTATCAACAATTAGGTTATAGACATCAGCGTTAACATAAGCAACCCAGTTAATACCTTGGTTTACCTTGTTATTTACAAATTCCTTGTAAGCTGCATTGAAAGTCTTAATTACATCATCTTCAGTAAGTTTGCCATCAAATGTCTTTGATGCATTTGCAGATAAAGCCTTGCCTAATAGATCATTAAGTTGTTCAACCCAAGCTTCAGCGTGTAGTGCTGCTCTTTCTTGAATAACTTGGTCAGCGTTGTCATTTACTGTCATATTGTCTACACCTTCGTGAATTGCTAGAGGTGCTTCATATTCAACTTGTGCATCTACTGACTTAATTTCTTTTCTGTTGCCAAATCTTGATGTAGATCCAGTTCCTGTTCCAAATCCAACATTTTCTCCAGTGTCGTATTTTTGAACTACAACATCAGTATCAGAAATTTTAAGTTCTAGGAATTTATCCTTGTTAGTAATTCCATCAACTACTTGTAACTTGCCACCAAAAGTTCTTAAAAAGTGTTGCTCTTTTTTAAATACATCAGCTAATAGACCTGCGTACTCTTTGCTAAAAATTTTAATCATTTTTTACCTCTCTTTTATTTATATTTGTCTCTCAGAATACTCCATGCATCTGGCTTATCGCCTTTACTTGCACCACTAGGAGTCTTCCCTTTAAGTCTTTCTTCCACCTGTTTTTGCACTAGGTCTTCAAATATAGGCTTAAAGGCCTTTATATTCTCATTAGTGCTTTCAGCATCAGACCCCATCAGAAAAGTCTTAAATTCTCTAGGAATATTTTCTTCTGCCAACCTATCTTCAGTATCTCTTTCTAGGTTTACAAGATTGAGTTTAGCGTTAAGCTCAGCAATTTCTTTCTCTTTTTTCTGTAAATCTTCATTTACTCTTTCTTTTTCAGAAAGCTTTGCCAACCTTTGCTTCTCTTTCTCCTCTTCTTCTAGCTCTTTCTTCCAATTTTCCTTGGCAGTTTTTAAAGCTTCAGTAACCCTTTTATCAGATTCAGATTGTATCTTTTTTAAAACTTCTTCTTCTGTATAAGTTTTAGCTTCCGCTTCCTTCTTAGTTCCATCTTCAACTTGTCCTTCTTGGTCATCTGCCCCATTATCTTGACTTGGAGGATTTTCCCCAAATCTGAATAAGTCAAATGTCAGCTTTTGCCCCTCAAAGTCTTTTGAAATATCCCTTTCAGTTGCATTGTTTTTGTTCATTTTTCCTACTCTCCTTATATTTTTTTATACAAAAAAGCCCAAAGACTTTTTAAGTATCAAAGTAATTTTTCTGGTATGTACTCTAAATAGCACCTGCAGTTGATATCTTCGCTTGCTTCTCCACTCATTCGTGGATAAAGACAAGTTGCACCTGAAGGAAGTGTAAACTCTTCATCAAAGCCTACACTTTGACCTTCCATTGCTGCGTGAGTTTCTCTAACGGCACTATCTCTCATAGTTCTCCATACCTTAACAATTTTTATTTCTTGGTTAACTTCTTCCATGACATCAAACTTAGATGTCTCTTGCACTCTTGCAGATTCTGTCCTTGCAATCCTAATAGTCTTGGAATAATCCATACCAAGCTTTTGACTTAAGTTTTTTGCCACTTGAGTGTAAGTATTTCCATTCTGCAAGCCTTCGTGGATTAAACCATGCACATCATAAATAAAATTATTTTTTTGATGTTTTAGCCTATCTCCCCAAAGATGACCTGCAACTTCCCTATTAATAACCTTGTCTATGTCATAAGTCTTTTTAATTGGAGCAATAGAGACCTTGTTATTTATAATTTCAAAGGATTCCCTTCTTGTATCTCTCACAATTTCAGCCATAGTGTTATTAATAAGTTTCTCATTTGTCTTGTAATAAAAAAGAATATACCTTGCAACTTTCTCATCAAAGGTCTTTAATCTCTTGTACTTCTTCAAGTCATCAAAATTAATTTGCCCCTTAACTTCGTGTTTTTGGTATATCCTCTCTAGGTCTTTTCTTATTCTCTTGTATAGGTCCTTATAGTTTAACCTTATGTCCTCTTCTCTTGCCTTAAGGATTAGATCAAGCTTCTTCTCTAGTTCTTTGAAGTTCGTCATCTTCATCACCTAAACTATTTACAAAGCTTTCAGCATAAGCATCTTTTTCTTGCTCTTGTCTTTCAATTTCTTCTTGTACATCATCAATATCCCTAAGTTTAGAATATGCATAAGTCTTAGAAAGTCCTGCATCAAGGGCAGTCTTAACAGTGTTAATGTTGTCTAGTTCGTTGTAAGGCTTGTTGTCATTAAAGCTAATTGTTATATCCCTGTAATCAAAATCACTAGATCCCTTAATATTTAAAATATTTAAAATTAGCTTAATTCTCTTTTGTAAAGCAGTCTTAAACTTTCTTTGCTTTTGGGATATTATCTGGTCAGTTCCAAATAACTTGTACTTCATGGACTCCCCTGAGACATTACCCGCAAAGTTTTCATCACTCATGTTTGGAACTTTAGCAAACTTATGAATGTCAGAATCAAGCCTATTCTTGTAATTTTCTAAGGCGGTGTCATTTATATTTTTAATAAGCCATTGTGCAGCTTGGCCATCTGCCTTATCAAGTAAGATAACCCTATCATTAATCATATTGTCAACATCTTCTGCATCAGTTTGAGGCATACCTGATAGGACTAATAGGGCATCTGTAAACTCTTGGAAGTCATTTGCAGTATCTGACTGTGAAAGGTTTATTGCATCAATAAGAGACAAGACCCTTTCAAAGTCTCCAATCCCCTCATCATTGTTTAAAAACTCAATAACGGGAATCTCTCCAAATAAATTGGCCTGCTCATCTACAAGGCTTATATCTCCACCCTTAGAAAGATAATCCCTTATAAAATCCTTAGAATAGACTGTAATTAGCTTGTCCTTTTCATCTGAGTCTAGGTTATCAACATTAACATCATCTCTCACATATAGGCAGTATAGAGGCTCTGGCTTGATTCTGTTGTCATATATCATGACAATATTCTCTGGCTCAACCTCGTTGAATTTAATTTGTCCTTCCTCGTCTAGATATACAATTTCATATCCTCTACCCTTAATTCCTGCCATCTTTGCAAGCTCCGTATTTTCGTCCTGCTCATCATTTACATCAAAGACATCTTGAATAGCAGACATGATTTCTCTGTTTTCCTCTGCTACTGTGTAATTTATAGGTTTACCTACAAACATTCCCAGTAAGATATCAACAATGTAGCTTGGATAGTCTAAGGACAACTTGTTGTTTGCCTTGTATTCGTCTTTAGACCTATCATTAATCTTTGCCTTGCCCTCATAGTATTCTTGAAGAATGTTGTATCTCTCAATGTTCTTCTCACTCAATTTAATTAGCTTCTTAATTAATTCTGGATTAATTTCAGTTTCTAAAGGTAAATTTATTGTCTTTGGTAATTCCAAATATTCTGTAATATAAGTCTCCATCTTGCACCCCCTAAATTTTTAAAGCCTTCTTTGAAATAGTTCTTAAGCCCTTGTTTCTTGTGTAAGGCTCAATAGCATATCTCATGGCATCTTGTAAGTGGTTAAAATCATCTATAGGCTCATTAATAGCCTTGTTGAACTTATCCTTTGCCCACTGGTAATTAGTAATTTCCGTCATGAAGTTTACACAACTTGGATGGACTATAATTTCAAAGTTCTGTATAAATTGGACTCCATTTAAAATAGAATCCTTGCCTTTTTTAGCAGGACTAATCCTATAAAGACCTAGGTCCTTTAATTCATCAATGGACTTAGGTTCAGCAGAATCAGCAATAATCTTTTCTTTCCTATATCCCATCTTCTCTATTTCCTTGTAAATATTCTTGTTAGAAAGACCCTTTTCATATAACTCATCAAAGACATAGATCTTATAATTTTCTAAGTCTAGCAAGCCACAGAATAAAGCAGTTGGATCATTAGTGTAGCCAAAGTCTAGACCAAATACAGGCTTAATATCTGGATTATTTTTAATCACATCTTCCTTGTTAAAACTATCTTCTCTTACATTCTCATAGACAAGACCATCAACAACGCCCCATTCTCCTAAACCTGCCACCCTATATCTCTTAGGATTATGTAGCTTCATAGTCTCAAAGACCTTTAAATCTGATTCATCAAGCCATTCATTGCACTTGTAATTAGTTGTAATAGCCAGTATGTCTTTATCCTCAGTATCAAAAAATCTTTTCTTTATCCAGTGCCTATCATTCCAAGGATTTAGTGTTAAGGTTATTTGTTTAAATAGTCCATCTGGCACTTGTCCTCTAATAGATTCATCAAGCATGTTGAAGTCATCTTCACTCATAATTTCATAGGCCTCTTCTATCCACAAGAAACATAAAGAGCCCTTGTCAACTGCTACAGATGTAACTTTTAAAGGATCATCAAGTCCCCTAAATAATATTTTTTGCCCCGTAGGTAAATAAGTAAGTTCTAAGGGGCTATTAGTAGCCTTCCAGTATTTATCAACTTTTAGCCTGTGAATTGCCCATTTAAGTTGAGAAAAGCAGGAATCTTTAATCGTCCTAAATACCTTTCTAATCACTAAGCCATTGGAATTGGGATAGGTCATTATCCTATAAATCATATTAAGTGCAGTTGTAGTTGACTTCTTACTTGCCCTAGATCCTTTTACAACCCTATATCTCCCCTTATAGTTCCAGTAAGTTCCATAGCCTTTACCAATAACTTCTGGCAGGTAAACCTCGTTAGTCTTCAAGTTCATCAGCCCCACTAATGATGGTCGGTACATCAATATCCATATCAACCTTATCAGTCCACATGCCAAATCTCTTACCTAAGAGTTCTCCTGCCTTAATAGCATCTTTATTTTGTGTAGGGAGTTTTATAACTTCTGGCTTCTCTTCCATCCCCAAGAAGTTGCCATTATCATCAAATCTAGGTTTTTTTATCATTACAACTTGGTAGTCAATTTCTTCTCTTCTGAATTGTCTTGTAAGCCCTCTTAAAACTTCCCTTTGATCAGCAATAAGTTCTTCATCAAGCTCTTTCATCTTGCTTTCAATATATTCCTTAACTTCTGGAGTATTAAAAAGACGGCTTGCTGCTGAAGCTGCCGTCTCTCTATTTTTTATGTTTTTATAAAATTTAAGATATGATTTAGTCCTGTTGCCAGTGATAATAAAATCATCAGCAACTTGCTTTTGTTTAATTGTTAATGCCATTATTACCACCTTTCTTTGCATAACAAAAGAGACCTGCCTCAGCAAGCCTCTTAGGGGAGTGTTAAAATTGATTGAAATCCATAACTATCATGAAACCCACTAACTATTACATTCTTTCATAATATATACTAGCACACAAAAATCGGACAAAACGCCCAAAATAAAAAAGAGTGGTTTTTTATAACCACTCATAATATTTGAAGTATAGATTTTTTAAACTTGTAATCTTTCTAACAAAGCATCTTGCAATATTTTAGAAAAATTTATTCCTTGTTCTTCCGCTTTCTCATTTAACCAAGCTGGTATTGTGCAGTTTTTTCTCACAGACATATTTTTTAACTTTAATCTGTATTGTTTGAAATCAATATCAACCCAAGTTAAATAATCATAATCTCCTTTTTCATGATCTTTAACATCTGGAAATTTAATTTTCTCATCTTCGTAATCAATTCCCATTATTCCGATTGCATCTCTAGCCATTTCAATAGAGTCTGCTAAATCTGAACCTTGGGTATGAATATCCCAGTCAGGAATATAAACATAATACCCATCATCAGTTCTTTTTATCAGAACTTGATAAACTCCTTTCATAATTTCGACCTCCTTTTTTTATACACATAATAAAATGTCCTATTTGAAGTATTTATAATGAAATCTTGCAGGTCTATTTAAGACCTGCTTTTTTTAAGATTTCTTTTGCCGTTATTTCGTTAATTTCTTTGTGTCTAGGTATTGGCATTATTTTGCCATCTTTAGTGAAAATATCATGTCTTCCACCTGGCTTTTTATAATACCATCCTAGTTCGTTTAACTTTTTAACTAGCTCTCTATACTTCATAGAATCATCCTTTCTATAATCTATTATACGCATTTTATACACATTGTCAATAGGTTAATTAAAAAATCTTTCATGAATTTTTCTGGAGTAACTTTCGTGGGTACTTCCTAACTTCAAACTAATCTTAAGCCAAGACCAACCTTCAATATATCTTAGTTGAAAAACTAATCTTGTCCTAGAGTCCTCAATACCATCAATGAATTCCTCTATCTCAAGTCTTAACTTCTTGCATCTTCTAATTCTGCGAGTGAGTCTTACCCTTATCTTCTCTATGTACTTATCATCTTCATAACCTTGAATCTTAAGCTCATATTGGTTATAAGGAAAATCAGAAGCAGATGAAAGTACCTTGTCAGTTACTTCTTGTCTTTTTAAATTGTTAAGTCTATTCTCTAGTTCTTTAATTTCAAGACAT